TTTTTTGTTTTTTCTTTTGCCAAGCCAAGAGGAATCACTCGATTCTTTGACCTGTCCGGTATACCAGGCGTTTACCGCCATACCACATTATCTTACGTGATGTCATCATCTCACACTTCTCCGCTTTCTTGAAGTCAGCCCATGTGGGCAACTTGTATTTCAAGGAAGGAGTGTTCGAGTCATCGACATTGCTAGGGGTTATCAGCTCCCCCTTCACAATGAGTAGATCCGGCCGGAACAACCTTTGTTCTGGCAATAATGGGCCATACGGAGCCCTCTCAAGTTGATGGTAGAACGGTCTTACGAGCGTATCACCTACCCTATCTTGAGAATCTTCCGTGAGAGATACCGGAGTAGATGGCTTTCGTCCTTTTTTAAGGGCATGTGCCGTCTTTTCCTTAGCGTAAGTAGCGAACTTGCGTTGGAATTGTGTGATGTAGGGGTTTTCACCCTCTGCACTTGCATAACTCTCTTCTCTTAGCTTCCACCCCGAGGGCAGATTAAAGCCGCACCCCCCCCTTTCCAGGGGGAGGAAGAGGTTTAGCTTACCACTAGAAGTAATCATTTTGATTTGCTCCTTATGGTAATGCATGAATCTTTTATGCGCTCTGATTTGATCTCGAGCACCACTCACCACCATATTATGGTGTTCCCAGATGGGCGCAGCCTTTTGCGCCTCCCTGGCATTCGACATTTCGCCGATGAGCAGCCCATTGTTCATGTAAGGAACCACCCGAAAGTCATTCCCTCCAAGATACTCAAAGCACACAGAGTTGATTGTGAGGATCGTGGGGTGTACGTAATTCTTGCCGAGAGAGAGATCAAAGGTCGAAACCTCAATCTCCTCTCTCCAAAAGGCATAAAGTTCAGGATCACTCCTGAACAGAATATCGTCCCCATTGATCAAAACTGGAAGATCACGAAGTCTTCTAACTTGAGGCATTCCTTTACTGCGCAAATAGCGGTTCAAGGCCCTCCAGTAGCAAACCAAATTGACAGAACACAAGATGGGGAACGATAAAACCGATCCCATCAACTGTCCGTTGGTCTGCATTACTGTCTCAATTCCACTCTTTGGAGGATAGTTGAGCCTTTGCTCATATATCACCTTACGCAACTCGTTCATTTCTTCAGTAGTCCATTTGTCATTCAATCCGGCCTCCCACAGGGCGGTCTCAAATGAGTGATGTGTACTACCGGAGTCTTGTCCGTCAGTTGCACCGGTGTAATCCCCCGAATTGAAATTCGGAAAGTTAAGGCCAAGCCTTCGTTCCTTCTCCATCATCCCCACTAGATGGTAGACTGAGACGGGCTCCCCAATCAACGCGAATTGGGGAAACTTTCGGAGTTGTGCGAACATTGCTCTTTGCATATGTCCGGCGATCCAATAGCGTACAGAGTTGCCCTTTGTTATTAACCGAACCTTAATAGGTTCAGTAACAGGGGCGACCATTACGTCAATTGGTTCACCACGCACTAACTCCATCGCCTCCTCCCAGGTCGGATCGTACATTCCCACAATTGTACGGACGTCCCCGGGTCCTAACTCCACCATCTTCAGAAGGTCGCCCTCGTGAGGCCCTCGAACGGTTCTCCCGCCAACATAAAGTTTCTTTCGACTCTTTAAAGGTGAGATCCCGTGAGAAATTAAATCCTTCTCCAACTCCTTGATCTGATCAACCGTCAGCTGAAAGCGAGGGGTGGGGATAGTCGGGGTCCGTTGCTCAAGCAACTTCTCCCTGATAATCTCCTTCCCTCCGCCCTCTTTCCGCGAGCCCAAGCGCTTCCCCCGTGGGGTGCTCTCAAAGGCCGCGTTTGCCGACGGGATCATTAGATCCTTCTTCACTTTCATATTCCTCCAAACTCTTTTGTAGAGGATATCGCGCTCATTCTGGTCAAACCACGACACCTTTGCGGGTGCCTGTGTCAGTTTGACGGAATGCTTCACGAGTGCTGCTTGGATTGTTTCCTCGCCAACTCGTTCAGCCGCGCGCTTCACACTAATCAACCAATTATAAACCAGGCGCATTGTCAGAGGGACAACGCGGCCGTTGGGTTTATATTGTTTGAGAAGGTTGCGAAGATACCTACGGGCTCCACCCGAAAACAACAATGGAAAACCCGAAGGAAATCCCACCGGTGCGACGGGCGTATCGTTTTTCAGATACATAGCCATCGGCCAAGCAGTCACGTACTTTACGTACGGAATGAATTGCTCGGCCGTGAACGCAGCCATTTTCTTCACAACCCTCCATAAGTCTAGGAAGCTGATCTTTCCTGGTATCAAATCTTCGAGGGTCTCCGCCATCGACCGCGCAATCACTAGCGCAGGTCTTAATGACGGACCATCTACGATCAACACCAACAATTCCCCGGGGAAATCCTCTCTGTGAATCTTAACAAATTCATGGACGGATCCCCCTTCTTTTAAGGGAATGCTGTTCGCCCCGGAGCCACTCCGGGAAAGGGCACACACACACTCATCCAGCATTGCTGCAGGTCGAAAGACTCGCGGTGGTGACTCATGAAA